GCTTCGGACAGGCGATCAACATCATCGATGGCGAACTTCGCGATCGGTTTGCGCGCCAGGTCGACAAATGGGCAACGGCGGTCGGCTCCGGCGTCGAGGTCGATATCGAGACGCATGGACAGGCGATGCTTCGCGCCTGTGCCGTCGTGGATGCCGCGTGCGTCGCGAAGCATGGCGAACCACACGACCGCACCGCCGAGCGAGATGACGTTGCAGTCTGCCGGCTCGCGAGCGGTGACGTGATCCACGTCGTTCGTGATCACGAGGAGGCCAACCGGCTGGCCCGAGAGGGCAGCTTGGCATTCACGTTCGATGAGCTGGCGTTGTGCGCCGAGAAATGCCCGGGCTGGCCGGTGCTGCTCGAAGCCAAGCGTGTGTTCGGCAAGCGCGGCAATGCGCTGGTACTGGAGGCCGAACGTCCCAAAGGCGATGACTGGTACGAGCGAGGCGGCGATGACATCCCGTTCTGATGCGGTCGAAGCACTTGAATACGACTACCCGGGAATTGATCCGTCCAAGGCAGTCAAGGCATGGCGACGAATTCAGGAGGCGCGAGGAAACATGATCGTCCACGTCATCATCCCAGGCCGGCCGACCGGCAAGGCGCGCCCCCGTCCCGGCACGAATGGCGGCTACCATCTGCCCAAGAAGACCGTCACCGCGCAGTCGTTCGCCGCCCTGTGTGCCACGCAAGCCATGGCCGGCTTCGATCGGTTCGAGGAGGCGGTGAGCATGGGCATCGACATTGCCGTGTCGCCGCCGGCTTCGTGGTCGAAGCGGAAGCGCGATGAAGCCATTTGCGGACGCATCCGGCCAACCACCAAGCCCGATTGCGACAACGTCGTGAAGCTCATCGCTGATGCCTTCAACGGCATCGTTTGGCGGGACGATGTGCAGGTGGTCGACCTGACCGTTCGCAAGCGGTACGCGCTTAGCGACTGCACGACCGTGATCGTGAGGAGGGCGGAGGCAGCATGATCGATAAGGAAACATGGCTCTCTGCTGCTGCGTCGCTCGGCGTAGCGTTGGAGAAGGCTGAAGCCGACTACGAGGAGTATCTCGCGCTGAGGGCGCTGGTAGAGGCGCAGAGGGCGAAGCTTGGTTCGATGGACCTCAGGGACCTGATCGCGGACTCCGTGCTGCGCGGCCTCTGGCTTGGCCAAGGTGGCGACCCATATCGCGGCAGTGCGCACAAGGCGCCGTCGCTCGCTGTTGTCGAAGGCGGCAAGCCATGACCAGCCGCATCGAACTCGCAGGGCGCTCCGCGTTCCTGCAGGGACTGCCGATCACATCGTGCCCGTATCCCGGAGGCTATGCTCGAGGCGTCTGGCGCCGCGGCTGGATCCTCGCGGAGCGGGCTGCAACATGGAGGGTACCCGCGTGAGTGACCATCTGCATGTGATCGACGGCGGCCGCGACAAGGCTGGGCGCATGAAGGCACCAGATAGTCCATGGCCGTTCGGCATGACGCGCCAGATCGATGGTCGGCTATTCGGGGTCGAGGTGTCATGTCGCGATTGGGATGAGGCATTGGCAATCGCCGCCAAAAATGGCTGGGCTGTGGTCGGGCCAATCTACGCCAGGGGCACAATTCCCAGATGGATGCCGGATTGGTTGTTCTCTTTGCTGATGAGCCGGAAGTTGCGTCGCATTGAGAAGATGATCGCGCGCAAATGATTACAGCTATAGATGGCGCCCGCGTGAGGGATCTGAAGGATCTGGTCGACCGTCTGGAGGCCGGAGAAGGTGACGATCTGGAGATCGGCATCGGGGTCATGAATGCGGTGCTGACTGGCGTCGACTATGAATTGCCCATCATGAATCCAATGGCCGGAATCGAAGAGTGCTCGCAATTCATCCGCGCCGTTCTGCCAGGCTTCTGGTTCAGCGTCGGACTTTGCTGCCTGTCCGGCGATGCAAGCATGGGCCCGGACTACAACGATCCGGCGCATCGTGAGCGGCTGTTGCGCGAGTGGCCGCAGGAACACTTCGACGCCGGACTGCACGCCGATCTGCGTCCGGGCGATGGATTGAGCCGCTGCTGCAGGGCGCTGCTGTCATGCATGCTACAGGCGATTGTGAAGCGTGAGGAGCTTCGCGTGGGAGCTGAAGCATGACGCTAAGTCGTTGCAAATGTTCCGTTATGGGGAATCACATATCGGTGAGGGTACGTGCATGACCCGCCGCCATGCCTCCATCGCCTTGTCGCTCGCAGGCTCGTGCTGCGTCGGCTTCGCTATCGCCGCTGCGTTCGCCGGGCCGATGGCAGCCGCATGGACAGCGCTCGGTGCCGCAGCCATCCTCGCATACGCATCCGATGTCACCGGGCGCTGACTCCACATTGCCGGCTTGTGGGTTTATCCTCCCGCCATCCTGGGGAGGATATTCCAATGACCATTGGTTCAGTCATTTTCAGCATCGTCACGATCGTTGTGATCGCGTGGATCATCCGCACTGTTTGGCGCGCGATGCGCTAGATGTAGCGCGGAGGTTCATCGCAGGCGCTAGATGTGGTAGTCTGGCGCCATGAGCGACTTCCTCAACGAGATGACGAAGGCTTTGTGCGCGTTGGCTTACGCCACGGGGAACGACGACGCGCATAAGCCGGTCGTCTCTCTCCAGCGCCATCACTTCGATCTGCTGAACGCGTGCCTGGATGTCGAGTTCGGGGCTCAATCGTTCAGGGCCGATCAGATCGCGCTGTGCGGCACGATTGTGCGCCAAATATGCTCAAGTAGCGATAAATAGTCATGCCCAGAGGATCAAAGCCCGGCGAAAGGCGCGGCGGTCGTCAGAAGGGCACTCCGAATAAGGTCACGGCAGGCGTGCGCGCTGCTCTCGTTCGAGCCTTTGAAGAGCGCGGCGGGGTTCCTGCCTTGATTGAGTGGTCGAATGAGAACCCGGCGAAGTTTTATGAGATATGGGCGAAGCTCTTGCCGCAGGAAGTTAAGGCGGAGGTCGATGCGAAGGGCACGATTACAATCGAGGTGGTGAAGTTCACCGATGCTTAGCGAACTGGACAAGATAGAGCCGGAACATAAGCCATGGTGGTATACCGTGGCCACTCCGGATAACCCGCTGATCGTTGGCTCTGCGATCATGGCGGAACTGCGTTTGATCCCTTGGATGCAGCCCAAGATCAAGGACGGAAGCATTCTGATATGGCAAGTGGTGTCAACGCGCTGATGGTCGACGGTCGCGTCCGCATCCCCAACAACTGGTGGCCACGCCCGTATCAGTTGAATCTCTGGCGATATCTCGAGGGCGGAGGGAAACGCGCTGCGGCGTGCTGGCATCGCCGCGCGGGCAAGGACGAGGTCTGCCTGCATTGGGCAGCCGTCAGCGCCATGCAGAAGCCAGCGACCTATTGGCACATGCTTCCCCTCGCCGTGCAGGCCAGGCGCGCGATCTGGGAGGCCGTGAACCCGCGCACGGGCATTCGACGCATTGACGAAGCCTTCCCGATGGAGATCCGGGAGACGACACGCGAACAGGAGATGATGATCCGGTTCGTCAATGGCGCGACGTGGCAGGTGGTCGGGTCGGACAACTATGACGCGCTCGTCGGCTCGCCACCCTACGGCGTGGTGTTCTCGGAATGGTCACTGTCCCGGCCGAGCGCATGGGACTTCATCCGCCCGATCCTGGCCGATAACGGGGGATGGGCGTTCTTCATCTACACGCCGCGCGGGCGCAACCACGGCTTGTCGCTGTTGCGCCTGGCTCAGGAGTCCCCCGATTGGTTCTCCGAGGTGCTGACGGTCGATGACACGCGCGCCATCTCGCAGGATGTGCTGGACAACGAGCGGCGCGAGCTGATCAAGCTGCGCGGCGAGGACGCCGGCAATGCGATATATCAGCAGGAATATTACTGCTCGTTCACCGCTGCACTGCCTGGGTCGTACTACGGCCGGTTGATCGAACTGGCCGAGAAGGACGGCCGTGTTGCTCGAGCCCCGTATGATCCGACGCTTCCTGTGATCACGGCATGGGATCTTGGCATCGGTGACAGCACGGCGATCTGGTTCGCGCAGGAGGCTGGGCGCGAGGTCCATGTCATCGACTACTACGAGGCCAGTGGCGTCGGGCTGGACCACTACGTGAAGATGCTGCGCGACAAGCCCTACAGCTACAAGCGCCACATCCTGCCGCATGATGCCGAGCAGTCTGAGCTGGGCACCGGCACCACGCGTCGGGAGACGCTGTACCGCATGGGCGTGCGCGACACGCTGGTTCTGCCGGCGATCAAGGTCGATGACGGGATCAACGCAGTCCGCATGATGCTGCCACGCGTGTGGTTCGATTCCGCCAAGTGCGAGCGTGGCCTAGATGCGCTGCGGAACTACCAGCGTGAGTGGGACGACAAGCTGATGATGTTCAAGGACAAGCCGTTGCACGACTGGTCCTCGCATGGGTCGGACGCGTTCCGCTACCTCGCGCAGGGCTTGCTGCCAGGCATCGGCACTCCTGTCAGCGCGCGCCGCGATCACCCGGGCTTCGGGCCGCCTCAGGTGCCTGATCCGTATCGTCCGGCAGGGGAATATAACCCGTTCGCCTGACCGTGCTGGCACTAGATGTTGTGCCTAGTCGACCATTGACATACAATATCTGGTGTTTTGACGTGCCGTGATGGCGCCAACACCGGAGATGGATCGATGAGCCCGGCCGAATTCAAGGCGTGGTTCGAGGGTTACTGCGAGGCGATCGGCGGCAAGCCGACTGACGCACAGTGGGAGCGGATCAAAGAGCAGGTTGCGAGGCTGACTTCACCAGCTCCAGCGCCCATTTATCGTACGCCCAATCAGTGGTTGGGCGTAGTGCCTCAGGGCGCCGTCTGATGGGTTCCGCGCCAAAGCCGCCGAAGCCGGCCTATGTGCCGCCTCCGATGCAGCCGTCGCCCACAGCCAAGGCTTCTGCCCAACAGGCCACGATGCCGCTGCAGCCGCAGAACAACGCCGGCACGATCCTGACCGGGCCTCTCGGCATCATGGGCAATTCAAGCACCACCGGCAAAACGCTGATCGGGCAGTGACGCATGGCGAAGCAGCCGAAGCCGAGCAGCGATGGCAATAGCCGCACGTTCGATCTCCGGTCGCGCGTAGACAATCGTCTGAATTCGCTAGAGACGTACCGTTGGAGCTGGTGGGTTCATTGGCGCGAGCTGGCGCTCTACATGATCCCGCGCCGGTATCTTTACCTGATCACGCCGAACCAGTTCAATCGTGGTTCGCCGATCAACCAGAACATCATCGACAGCACGGCGCAGGTCGCCATCCGTGTCCTGACTTCCGGCATGATGAGCGGCATCACGTCGCCGTCGCGGCCTTGGTTCGCGCTCACATCGCCTGACGATGAGGTCGCGGAGGATTACGAGTGCAAGCTGTGGTTCGAGGATGTGCAGGGCCGCATGATGCGGGTCATGGCCGGCTCGAACTACTACACGGCCAAGGCGCAGCAGTACGAGGACAACGCCGTCTTCGGCACCGCGCCGATGATCATCTACGAGGACAACGATAGCGTCATCCGCTGCTACAACCCGTGCGCCGGCGAGTACTACGCCGCGTGCGGGGCGCGCTTCGCCGTCGACACGCTGTATCGCAAATTCACCATGACGGCGCAGCAGGTGGTGGATGAGTTCGGGCTGGAGAACGTCAGCCCGTCCGTGAAAAACCTGTGGGACAGCCGTGGGGCGGGGCTGGACAGCGAGATCGTCATCGCCCACGCCATCGAGCCGAACCCGGCCTATGTAAGCGACCCGGCGCATCCTGGCCCGGGCGGCGCGACGCGGGGGTTCCGTTGGCGTGAGATCTATTGGGAATGGGGGTCGGGCAAGCAGTACGTCCTGAGGGAGCGCGGGTTCTTCGAACAGCCATTCTCGTGCCCGCGCTGGAACGTGACCGGCAACGACGCCTATGGCCGGTCGCCTGGCATGGATGCGCTCGGCGATGTGAAGCAACTGCAGCTCGAGCAGAAGCGCAAGGCGCAGGCCATCGACAAGATGGTCAACCCGCCCATGGTGGCCAGCGCCGCCATGAAGAACGAGCCGGCGGCGCTTACCCCTGGCGCGATCACGTATACGTCAGAGCTGACGAACGGCGAGGGGTTTAAGCCAGTCTATCAGGTGAACCCCGATCTGCGCGGCATGATGGAGGACATCCAGGAGTGCCAGAGCCGCATCAAGAACGTGTTCTTCAACGACGTGTTCCTGATGATCAACCAGCTCGACACGGTGCGCACGGCGACTGAGATCGACGCACGCCGGTCTGAGCAGCTCATCCAGCTCGGCCCGGTGCTCGAGCGGTTCGAGAACGAAGGGCTGGCGCCGGACATCCAGCGCATCTTCGGGATCATGCTGCGTGCCGGCTTGCTGCCTCGCATGCCGGACCTGCTGCGCCAGCGGCCCCAGATCAAGATCGAATACTCGTCCATGCTGGCGCAAGCGCAGCAGGCGGCGGACAGCGCATCCATCGAGCGCATCCTTCAGGTGATCGGCGGCCTTGCGGCGCTGCGCCCGGAGGCTGTGGACAAGATCAACATCGACGAGACGATCGACGTGTACGGCGAGAAGATCCGCGTTCCGACGAAGATTCTGAACTCGGACGACATGGTCGCCGTGATGCGCCAGCAGCGCGCGCAGCAGCAGCAGCAGGAACAGGCGATGCAGGTCGCTCAGGCTGGGGTGCAGGGCGCGAAGGTGCTGTCTGAGACCGACCTGGGCGGCGGCCAGAGCGTGCTGTCCGCCATGTTGCAGGGGACACAGTTGTGAGACAGGACTGGGTCATCGAGCGGATCGGCGACGGCGGCCACTACATGACCCTGTGGGGGTGGGCCAACATCGAGCGCGAGGCGCTGCGGTTCGAGAGCAGCGATGACGCGGAAGGGTACATCCGCAAGAACCGCATCCGGAATGCACAGGCCGTCACGGTGACGCCGGTCGATGTGCAGGCCGCGCCATCGGTCAAGTCAGACTACAACCCGTTCGGAGCGCCGACATGAGCGATGAGATCGCCTCCACCGAGCCGGCGCCGATTGAGATCCCGCCGACGCCTGTGCAGCAGCTGCTGTGTCCACGCTGCGGCCTGACGATCGATGACACCGACAACGCCGCGCGCGAGGTGTCCCATGGCGGCGATGATCTGGTCCACCGGTGGTGGCACCGAGAGTGCTTCGCGGCGACATTCGGCGTGAGCAGCAAGGGCATCCTGGCTTGAGCGAGATTGGCGAGAGCGAGGAACAGCCATTCGACGCCGGCAATCGCGCCATGGTGCGCGAGCGCAACCGCAACCTGCTGCTGGACGCCAAGGACCGCGAGGCGTTCATGCGCGCCATGCTCGATTGCTTCGAAGGGCGCGCTTGGTTCGCCGATCTGCTGTTCAACATGCTCGGCCTGTTTCGGCCAAACAACCCGGCGCAGCCCGCTGCCACGACATTGCACAAGGAAGCGTTGCGAATAGCGCCGGATCAATATATGGTGTGCATGCGAGAGAACAGACACAAGATGTAGTTGCGATAGCAGCGCCGGACGGCGCCGCCCCTCCCTCAGATGGAGCTTCTTTTGACGGATCAGGTCGCAGGAGCGGAAGCAACACAGGAACCGGCTGGCGCTGCCGCAGGAGGGGTTCAGGGCACCCCGAACGCTGGATCTGCGACGCCGGCTGCGTCGGCCGAGGCAGGAGCCTCCCCCCAGGCCTCGGCCGACGCGCCAACTCCTGAGAAGTCGATCCTTGGTGCCGAGCCCGAGAAGAAGCCGGATGGCGCCGCGCAGGCCAAGCCTGCCGATGGCAAGGACCCTGCGGCCAAGGCTGAAGATCCGAAGCCGCTCGATCCGAAGGATTACAAGGTCGAATTTCCCGAAGGCCTGAAGGCCGACGACGCGAACTCGGCGAAGTTCCTGGACGCCGCTGCCAAGCTTGGGCTGTCCAATGACGCGGTTCAGACTCTTGTCAAAGAAATCGGGCCGCATTTCGCCGAGATGGCAAAGCAGGCGAGCGATTTCGCCGCTTCTTTCCAGAATTTCCAGGACATGAACAAGTCCTGGCAGTCCGAATGCCAAAGCGACCCCGAGTTCGGTGGTGCCAAGCTTGAGGACACCCGAGCAATGGTGATGAAAGCGTGGGATGCCACGCTCTCGCCGGAAGAGAAAAAGGGCGTCATGAGCGCCCTCAACCTCACCGGCGCGGGCAACCATCCCGACGTATTCCGCGCCTTTGCCCGGCTCGCATCCCGCATCAGCGAAGGGGGGCCGGTCGGCGGCGGTAAGCCGGCCGCAGGCGCCCGCACGGCTGCGGAGATCATGTATCCGAACCAAGCACGGGCGTCTTAAGGCGCACGGAGGACTGAGCAATGGCCGTACTCGGCACGAATTACCTCACGCTGGCGGACTGGGCTCGCCGGCAGGACCCGGACGGCAAGCTGGCCGTCGTGGTCGATCTGCTGTCCCAGAGCAACGAGATGCTGCAGGACATGCCGTTCATGGAGGGGAACCTCACGGACGGCTATAAGACCACCGTTCGTACTGGCCTGCCCAGCGGCACGTGGCGCCAGCTGTATCAGGGCGTGCAGCCCACCAAGAGCACCACGGCGCAGATCGTCGAGCGCACCGCGAACCTGGAAGCATTCTCGGAGCCGGACGCGCAGCTCGTCGAGCTGAACGGCAATCAGGCGCAGTTCCGCCTCGATGAGGCTGCAGCCTTCATGGAAGGCCTGTCGCAGCAGGTCGCATCGGCGATGGTCTACAGCTCGGTGCTGACTGCCCCGGCGCAGTTCACCGGCCTGGCGCCGCGCTACAACACCGTGAACCCGGCCAATGCCGCCATCGCCGCGAACGTCATCGACGCTGGCGGCACCGGCACCGACAATACCTCCATGTGGCTCATCGGCTGGGGCCCGAACACCGTGTCGGGCATCTTCCCGAAGGGCAAGATCACCGGTCTCCAGCATCAGGACCTCGGAAAGTACCTGAAGCAGAACAGCGACGGGTCCCGCATGATGGTCTATGGCGACCATTACCAGTGGGAGCTCGGGCTGTGCGTGCGCGATTGGCGCTACGCCGTCCGCATCTGCAACATCGACGTGTCCGACCTGACCGGCGCCTCTGCGGCCAATCTGGTCAACCTGCTGATCCGCGCCGCTTCGAAGGTGCCGACCGGGCCGTCGTCCCTGACTGCGGTGCAGTCGGCTGACAAGCCATCCGGCGTCGTCGGGCCGGCGAACTTCCGCATCTACTGCAACCGCACCGTCCGCACCGCGCTTGAGACCCAGATCGTCAATAAGCCGGGCGCGAACATCAACAGCACCATCTTCCTGACGCCGAGCGAATACGGCGGCATGCCGGTGCTGACCTTCCGCGGCATTCCGATCAGGACGATGGACTCGATCCTGAACGCTGAAGCCCGCGTCGTCTGAGCCGGAGGACACTCACATGCTGCTCGACTCCCAGCTTGCATTCGACCCGGCCGGCTCGGCCGTCACCGTCACGCGCGTCTCGACCAATGTCCTGGACATGTCGGTCGCGCGGGACATGGGCATCGGCGACGGCTACCCCGAGCCGACGATCACGGTCGTCACCGATGGCCTGTTCGCGGCGGCCGGCGCTGGCACGCTCACCATGTCGATCCAGGGCTCGGCCGACAACGTGACCTGGTACGATATCGCGCTCTCGCCTGCCTACAGCATCGCGCAGCTGAACACCCAGCTCGTGTTCAAGCTGAAGCTGCCGGGCGCGGCGCCGAACGTGACGCCTCGCTACTACCGGATGAACTACACGGTCGGCACCGGCCCGTTCACTGCGGGCTCGCTGCAGTCGTACCTGAACATCGGGCGCGACGACCTCATCAACTACCCGAAGAACTACGTCGCCTGATGACCCCGGCGGGGGCTTCGGCCCCCGTCTTCCTGCAACAGGCCGCTGCGGCGGTCGACATGAGGAAACTGAGATGGCCCATTACGCTACCGCTTCCGAAGCTACTGCGATCCCGGCCCGCGAGGGCAGCCTGAAGGATATCTATAGCAGGCTGACGGCGGTTCATGAGTATGCCGCCAAGCAGGCCGCTCATCTTGATGAGATCGGAGACCGTGCGTTCGGTTCCGCGCCGACGCCGTTGTCCAATTCTCAGAATGTGCAGGCGGCGAAGCCAGCCGGTCTGGCCTATGAGATCTCCGATCTTCTGAACCAGATCACGGCTATCCAGGCTCGGATGCAGGACGCCATCGAGCGCGTTTCGTCGGCGGTGTGAGGAGGGCACGAAAATGGCTGTCGAATACACCGTCCGTCCCGTCGTGCGCTACTTCGTGACGCGTTGGGAAGATGGACGTGCCGAGGGGTCTGCCTGGAATACCGGGTCGTCCTATTGCGGCACCTTTGACAACGTTGAGCAGGCGAACCGCGTAGCAGAAGCGCTTGCGCAGGCTGAAGTTGGGGCCTCTGTCAGGCTTCTAGGCTCGAATACTACCGTCACCACCAAGAACCTTGAAGGCGTTACGGATGGCATTTTCTCTCCAGCCGATCTTGAGGCCGGAGCTTCTGCCATCGGGTCGGTTTATGTCAGGGGGATAGAATGACCGATATCCAGTGGCCTCTGGCCAAGTATCGCCTCCTCAAGAGGGCCTACATGCCCCGCACCCCGGGCGGCGCGCCCGAGATGCTGGAGGAGGGCGAGACCATCGAATACGACGGCAAGCCGGGCGTGTACGAGGGGGATTGGATGGAGCCGCTCGACGACGCCGGGAAGCAGGCCGTCGAGATGGCGAAGCAGATCATCGCCCGGCGGGACGCCTACCGCCAGAAGACCGGCCACGTGGCGCAGCAGGCAATGGCGGCGGCGTTCGACGAGCGCGCGATGCCAAGCGACGCCGAGCTGCTCGCAGACGCTACCGACGATCCGCCGAAGCCGCGGCGTGGCCGGCCGCCTGCTCAGACCGGAGTTGATGCATGATCAAGCGTATTGCCGCCGCCATTGCCTTGCTGGCCTTGGCCGGCGGCACTGCGCATGCTCAGGTCGTGCTGGGGACCAACGGGCCGAACCAGCCGTACTGGTCTCTCAAGACCACCGACGACGGCTCCGGCAACCAGATGCCGAACGTGGTGGTCAACGGCACGATCACCACGAACAATGGCACTGTCGCTCAGGGCAGCACCACCAGCGGCCAGACCGGCATGCTGATGCAGGGCGCCGTTACCACGGCGATGCCGAGCTACACGAACGGACAGACCTCGCCGCTGTCCTTGACCACGGGCGGCCTGCTGCGCACCAGCCTGTTCTCGTCCGGCGGCACGGCAGCAGGGTTCACCAGCGGCGGCGCCTTGACAATCGGCGGCTCCTATTCCCAGACGCCGCCGACCGTCGCATCAGGCAGCAGCGGCGGCGCGCAGATCGACCCGCGCGGCAACCTGTACGTCAACACCGAGGTCAGGATCCCGACCTATTCGTGTTCGGCCTCGGTGACGCTGGCGGCAACGCCGACCGACGTGTTCACGATCTATGGCTCGGCCAGCACCTCGGTGCGCATCCGGCGTGTCGAAGTCAGCGGCGTGGCAACCACCGCAGGCGGCATGCAGGTGTCGCTGATCAAGCGCTCGGCCGTGAACACGGGCGGCACGTCGGGTGCCGTTACGGCTGTGTCGCATGACAGCGCCGACTCCGCAGCGACCGGCACATGCCTTTCCTACACTGCGAACCCCGCCGGGCTTGGCACATCGGTCGGCGCCGTGCGGACATTCAATGTTGCGATGCCGCTCATTGCCAATGCCGTGGGGCCGATCGGGCAGATCTTCGGTCCGGACCGCGGCGACAAGACCATTGTTCTGACCGGCACCACGCAGGGCCTCGCCGTCAACCTCAACGGCGGCACCGTGCCGGCCGGCGGCGCTCTGCTCGTGTCGATCGAATGGACTGAGTACTGATGCATGCCCACGGACATCGCCCTTTGCAACAGGGCGCTCTCGGCGCTCGGCACTCGGTCGAAGATCTCCAGCCTCTCTGAGCGCAGCCCGGAAGCGATTGAGTGCGCGCTGATCTATGACACGACACGCACGTCGCTGCTGCAGGCCGCGCATTGGGACTTCGCCCGGGCGACGGCCTACCTGACCTTGCTGAAGGCGCTCCCAGGCACTCCGGAGAACCCGAACCCGCCGCCGTCGCAGAGCTGGAACCCGCTCACGATGCCGGCGCCGCCGTGGGCTTACAGCTACGCCTATCCGTCCGACTGCGTCCAGCTTCGCTGCATCTCGCCACAGATCTTCGCAGGCGGCACGCTACCTGGAGGGTTGCCTATCTTCTCGGCGCCAACCTTCGTCGTGCCGCCGGTGATGACGCTCCAGGCGCAGCCTTTCGCGGTCGCGACGGACAAGGATGTGCAGGGCAACGACATCAGCGTCGTCCTGACCAACCAGTCGCAGGCCATCACCTGCTACACGCGGGATATCGTCCGGCCCGAACTGTGGTCGTCGCTGTTCCAGGACGCAATGGTCGACAGCCTGGCAGCCCAGCTCGCGATGGCCCTGACGGGCAATCTCACATTGGCCAGGGCCAAGGCGCAGTCGGCCATGCAGTCGCTGCTGATCGCCCGCACCCGCGACGGCAATGAGGGCCTGACGGTCGACGATCACATTCCGGAGTGGATCAGGGTCCGCGGCTACGCAGGAGATTGGACCACTGGCAATGGCAGCTGGTGGACGAGCTGGATCACTCCGTCTTTCCTCCTGATCTGAGGCGATCGTGTCCACGCCGCTTCCCCAGACATCGTTCGCCGCCGGGGAAATCTCTCCGAAACTGTGGGGCCGTACCGATCTGGCGAAGTACCGGATCGGCGCCGCCGTGCTGCGGAATTTCTTCGTCGACTATCGCGGTGGCGCCTGCAGCCGCCCTGGCACGTCGCTGGTAGGCATCATCCGCGACTTCGGCACGCGGCCACGGAACATCCCCTTCCAGTTCAACACTGAGCAGTCGTATACGCTCGAGCTGAATGGCTCCCGGATGCGGATCATCCAGGATGGGGCCTATATCACCGAGGCGGCGAAGGCGATCACGGGGGCGGTGATCGGCACGAACCTCCTCCGGTTCACCATCGCCGCCAGCGGATACGCGCCCGGCGATTACATCTATGTGGCCGGCGTGTCCGGCCTGCTGCGGCCGAACAGCATCTCTGGCGTGAATGGCCGGGTGTTCGTGGTCGACTCCGTCGTCGGTTCTGCGGTGACGGTGAGCGATCCGCTTGGGTTCGAGCTGACGACTGCGACCTGGACGCCATACACGGCCGGGGGCACCGCAACGCGGATCTACGAGGTAGCGACGCCGTGGTCAGGAGCCGATCTGTTCGAACTGCAGTTCACGCAGTCGGCCGATGTCATGACTGTTACGCACCCGGACTATGTGCCCTATGACATCCGGCGCACGGGCCTCACATCGTGGTCGATCGTGGCCGAACAGTTCGGAGCATCAATCAGGCCACCGGTTACTGTAGAGGCCGACGATGTGAACGACGATACCGGTGACCCGCGCTATCGCTACATTTACGCAGTCACCGCGTACAATACGAACACCAAGGAAGAGAGCGTCATCTCATCCTCGGACACCTTCACGATGAAGATCCAGGACCAGAACGAGGGGCGTGTCGCCAAGATCTCCTGGACGGTGGTGACGGGCGCGAACATGTATCGCGTCTACAAGGCACAGCCGGTGCCGCAGGGAAGCGACTTCACGCCGCCGTATTTCTGGGGGCTGATCGGCCAGACATCGGCGCTGCACTTCTATGACCTGAACTACGAGCCTGACTATCTGCAGGTGCCGCCGGATGCGCGCAACCCGTTCGGCAACGGCACCCTGGCCAGCAT